AGCGATAGCAGTAATGCGATTACTAGAAACACCGCCAAAAATAGACCCACTAATGAGTCCATTAAATATGAAGGATCCTGTATCAATGAATCTTTCAGTCTCATCAATGTCTGACGCAATTTGCGTATATTCATCTCCGATCTCTTTTACTATTTCTTTTAAAAAATCCATACTATTCTTTAATGTCGTATTCAATGGTTACTATTTTAGATGATTTGCCTTGACTATTTCCATAAGAGGTATATGTAATTTTACCTTGTAATTGTCTTGCAATATCATCAAGTTTTTGTAATAGTTCTTTTTCTTCTTTCATTATATCACCATATTATGTTGTTCACGAAGAATCCTTTTGTAAGGCCCTCCGGGATTTGCATCCATTACTTCTTGAACCAATTTCATTTTACTATATAACTCTCCGCATTTATCTTCACTCTTTCGACATTTCCACAGTGCAGTAACTATGTAGTCGAACTCTTGCTTGTCAATAGGTAAGTCCATTATGTAAAGAATAGTTCAAGGTTAACAGTTTTTTCGACATTCCACCCAATCGCATCAAGTATTGCCTTGAGTGGTTCCACGAAACTCTTCTCAAATTGTAGATCATAATCTATATACTTGTCAAGTCCAAGTTCCTTTGGAAAGTCTTGAATGAAAGATATTACATTTTCACGGATGATATTTGGTTTCTTGAGATATATGAACTTAATCTTCTCACCATTACCAATCAATGAATACTTACGATCCAGTTTATTCTTCTTGATATAGTGATTGAAAAGAAGTGCACCACGACAATGGATTGGTGTGCCCTTCACATAGATGTCAGTATAGTTGTAATACTTTTTGACATTCGACACAGTGCGAGGAAATGCAATCTCTTCTGGTGGAAGTGTCTTGAACTTTGCACGACAATCATCAATAAATTTAATTACATCTTCTTCTGTACCATTCATCATCAACTTAAGTCCATCTTTAATCATAGTGCGACAAGGTGCAGGAGTTGATGATTTGACTGCCTCTATACCCA